AACAATGTGAAAGGTCATAGTGATAAGGCGCTGTTGGTTCTTGCCCTGGCCTTGCATCTTATAGTCTACAAATATGGCCGGTAAAGAAAAGTACTCGTATAGTTCCGGCTCTGTAGGCTGTGAACGGTACACATCAATAAAGAAACCAGCCTCTAACCCAATGCCAGTGAACTTGATTTCATTGCCTGCAAAGCGTTCATACAGTTTTAATAATGGTTGTATCATGATTTTAAAGCTTTTGTAAATTGAATTGTAATGTGGTCAATGATTTGATGTTTCAATGTTTCACTGCTACCAATGAATCTGCGTGACGGTATTTTCGTGTTCATCTTCCGGGAGTGGCTTTTTATTGAATGTGCCTTCACTGTTTCTTTACGTCCCTTTCGTTGTCGTGAAAATTCTTTTTTATTATGTTGTTTTATAGTTACATTAGATGTAATTGTACCGCCATCGTTTTGTATTTGTGCATACGGAACATCAGTACCAATAAGAACGCTGTTTTCATTGGCCGAAATCTTACGGATACTACGCTTTAAACGCCCGGTATTGACAAGTAAAGTTTGGCTTTTCTTTGCTCCACCTTTACGACGCTGTGCGCGGGGCTTCCATGCTTCACTAGATTTGTCGAGCCATGCTTGTGACCGGAAACGCTCCTTAGTGAACTTAACTGCTATTGCTGCTACTTCATTTGGAACTTTCTTGTAAGCATTGCTTAACGCATCTAGTTTGCGAGTGAAATCTAATATGTCTACTTTGCTCATAAAAATTAAAATTAATTGACAGAGTTGGAACTCTATCATCCCGATTAAGTTGCCATTTCTGCACTGCGAACTACTCGTAAAAACATTTCAGTCATATAGCGTTCCAGTTCTGAAGTATTCATTCCATTGACCGATTGGTGTGTTGGTGTGAAGCCTTTTATAAAGCTGTCGATATTGATTGTAATGTTCTTTGTTTGACTGCCTGAACCTATGCTTTTTGCATCGTTGGCTACTGCGTTATTCGTATTTGTTGGTGTTTCACCAGTTACTTTTGCAGTAGCTGTAGCATCGGCTTCAGCAGCTTTCTTTTTCTTTGATTCTACAAGTGATTCATTGTATTTGTTACTAAATGCACCCTTTAGTTTTTTGGAACTATCAAAGGCGTTTTTAGCTGCGCTTAAACCAGTAATGTCCATTACACCTTGTTTTGCCGAACTAAATGCACCTTTAAAGTCTCCGCTGAATAATGATTTTATTGCATTGGCCATGCTTCCAAGACCTGAAAGTAAGCCTTTGATACGGTCAATAACATAGTCTTTTAGTATAGTTCCAAAGCCTTTTACAACCTCCCAAGTGCCTTGTACAATGGCTCTAAATTTATCAAATTTGTTGTAAGCTACTACTAAACCACCAATTAATGCACCAACTGCTAGCACAATTAAGCCTATCGGATTGGCATTGGCAGCAACATTAAACGCCCATTGTGCAGCTGTGGCTATTCCTGTTTTTATAGCTAAAACACCCTGTATTCCTGCACCAAGTAACATACGAGCATTAAGTATTGACCATGCAACTGCAAGCCCGCCAAGAACACCACCTATTATATCGAGGTTTTGAGTAAGAAATAAAACTCCGTTGCCAATGGCTGTTAGTGCTGGCAAAAATGCTTCACCAATTTTAATGGCTTGTACTTTCAATAGATTTAATGTTTGATTCCAAGCATCCAAAGGTGTCAATGAATCACCATAAGCTTTGTTTAATGCACCTTGTGAATTGACCGTTGCATCAATTGAAGATTTAAGGTTATCGACATCCTGAATCATGGTTGAGAAACCTAATTTTGCAGCATCATCAAGTCCTAACTTGTCAAACTTAAGCATCCGTTGTTTGTCGGTAAGCCCTGACATTTGTTTCTTTAGGTCGGTAACAATGGCTAAGAATGGACGTGCCTTACCTTTGTCGTCAAAGATTTTCACGCCCATACCTTCAAATTTCTTGACCATATCATCCTTACCAAGTGCGCGCATGATACCCTCCAGTGCAGTTGTTGATTGTTCGGCACTTAGTTTAGTAGTCAATGAGGCAAATGCACCGGCTGTTTCGTCGAGAGCAAAACCTACGCTACGCGCTACCGGTATAATTTTAGGAAGGTAGTGCGCAATGTCTTTGAATTCGGCATTACCCTTATTGAGCGTTGCAAACAATACATCGTAAACGCGCGTAGCATCCTGACCGGATGACTGCATAGTTGATACAGCTGCTGCTGCAACGGTTTCAATGTCGGTGAATCCTGCTTTAGCTGCACGCAAAGTAGGTTCGAGCGTGGCCAATGAATCGTTGACGCTCAAACCTGCTGAAATAATACGGTTGAATGCTTCCGGTACTTGTTCCAATGGGGCTACGTTTCGACCTCCTATATCAAGAAGTTTATCGGATAATTTACCTATCCCAGTATGTGTTAGACCTGCCGTGACGTTTATTTTTGCTAATTTAGTATGCCAATCATTTGCGTACATTGTAGCTTTAAACATGCCCGCACCAAAAGCCAACACTACTGCTGTTAGCAGTATGTAAGGATTGGCCAACATTGACAATGCTCCGCTTACACCTGGTATTCTTTCTTCGATGGCATCAAAGGCTTTGATGTTGTTTATTTTGAAAGCATCTATTCTGCCTTGCATTGCACCGGTGGCTTTTTCTACTTGCTTTTTTGCGCCGTCAAACCCCGCCTTCAGGTTGTTTTTTAGGTCTATAAGTAGTTGTAATTTTGCTTGTCCGTTTGCCATAATTGTTGTTTTTATTGGGGACATTGGGTACTATGGTTACTGTGCTACCAACTGTTATGTTATCACTTTGCTGTTAATTATTTGTAATATAGTACCAAATTAGAAAATGTATTGTACTTTTGTTGTGCCATGAGGTTCGCCTCGAGGCTCCCAAAAGCGGTAATAACTTCGGTTATTGTCGCTTTTGCCTTTTATATTGCTTTAGTTCAGCATTATTCATTAGCCATATTTCGTTTTTACTGTCTGGATAATGTGCCAAAACATGACCATTTACAGTGTTATAAGCTTGATTTATGTCAACATCATCAGGCAAATGAATGATTACTTTATCGGCCTGTTTTATTCCATGTTCAACTGCGTGTTGTATTGATTTTTTACTACCAATCGGGCTTTCAAACTCAACCACATTATTGTTGTATATTACATCACCATTTTTTAACGGGTATTTTTTTTGATATTCTTTCCCAAAAAACAGTTCACGTGCCTTAATATCGCTTGCTTTCGTTTTAGCATTAACTTCAATTATTGGCAGCAACTTTAGTTTAGCCTTTTTGTCATGACTCAACAGAGTTTTACACGCATCAACGTTTATACTCAATTCCTTATCACCATGCAATGGGTGTATGTCTATTACTATTTTGTTACCTATATTGGTAGTTAGATAGGTATTTTCGGGTGGTAAATAAGCTATTGCTTTGCGTATTTCGGCCTTTGGAATACCTACATAGTACGGGTGGTTCTTTGGGTATATCAATCCAGTTTGAGCCAAATTTGTACGGAACATTTCGGGTACTATTCCAGCCGGAATGTCCTTTTTATCGCCTGTAGCACCAACCGACTGCAATACTTCACACCTACAACCCCAACCGTTTGGCGGGTAGTGCGTGCTCCAAAACGTGTCTTTGATATTGCGAACAATGCCATCCAAAGCAGCATGACTGGCACGCACTGCGTCATCGCCAACGGTTTGATATTCCAGGAACGGAATGTCTTTTGCATCCTTTGTAAAGTCGACCCAACGCGCTGCGCTTTGAGATGAAGCAATGGACATGTCGTATTCGGTACGCAACCATGTTTCATTATATTTTGTACATACCTTTTGTGCTTCAGTTTTGAATGCATCAAACTCACGCAACTTCCCATTCTCATCCTTTAATGCTAGGGTCAAGTCACGCATTTGTTGGTAGTTCTTGGCTGCACTGAAGCTCCACACATCGCGGGTAAGGCGATGTAGCATTTGAATGTCGGGTGTTGTCCAATCCGTTTTGATATTGTAAGAATCGCTTACTTTGGAAGTCAACAGATTACCAACGAGCTTTAAAATGCCGGTGGTTGATTTTTTACCAGCATGCAAAGCATTGATAAGTTCATTTACTTCAGTGGTAAGTGAACCAAAATAGTCGGGAGGCAAAACGGTTTCGGCAACCGGATGTTTTCCACCACAATCCGGGCATGAATACTCATAAAATGGACGGGAAACAACCATTGCCCCTGGTTGTTTCCTTACTGAAAATTTGATGAAAGTCCTCCTTTGGGTGTTGCTTCCTTTTTACCAAGTATTGGTAACCGGAATGTTTTCTTTATTTCGGCTTCATCCAACTCATAATACTTAAGTGCATCAGAAGTTATTTTCCATTGTTCGCTAAGTGATAAGTCTTCGTTTTCGTCGAACTTAAATTCCATTTTCAATGGGTCGAACGGAAAGCCGAACGATTGCAGTACCGGGAACAATTGGTCGTTGATAACAAAGGTTATCATGCGTTTGTCGGATGCTGAAATTTTATCATCAAGTGTTTCCTGATGAACTTGTGTTTGCGAACGATTTGCGCCTTCGTCGACCATGGTGGTAGAACCAACGATACATTTAGATACCTGATTGTCGTGGAACTTAGCCGGGTCGAGGTACACCTTTTCGGGATTGCCAGCATTGGCCAATGCATGCACCTGAATTTCTGACCCTTTGGGAAGTACACCAGTACCGGCTTCGCCCAGGTTCTTGAGTGCGGTGTCGATACGTGGAACATCGGCTTTGTTGGACGTGGTTGCCGTAATTAATGGCATACCGAAACGTTCGGAAAATTCAGCATTTGATTGCATAAGATTACGCTTCCAAATAACGTTTGGTGCAACTGTGTTTACCAAACCAAACTTGCTACTGTGCATAATTTCAATGACAGCCGCTTCAGCTTTGTAGTCGATATATTCAGTACCTCCAACCTCTAGGTACACACGGCTTTTTTGCGGACAAATGTTGCGACGTGGTATTTCAGTGAACTTTGGTGTAACCCCATCACTTGAAAACTGAACAACAGTATATTTGCGAAAAATAGCATCTAACGCCACATCAAGGAACTCGTAGAACCATTGTTTGTTTAAGAACTTAGATTGTTCGTCTAATTGTTCACCGCTATCGATGTCAGTGACATAGAACCGGTGATTGAGCGTGCCTAGTTTGCGCACGTCGATAACAGATGACAGGTGAGAGTCAAGAATTAAATCATCGATTAAATCCTGTGTTAAGTACCAACGTGGGTCTTCTGGACTTTCTGCAGCTGTAATACCATCGCGCCACTTCTTTATGTTTTTGCGACTACGGTCTTGAAATTCTTGTACCAACTTCATTATTATATCGCTGCTTGGAGCGGATGTAGTGGTAGCTGCTATAGGCTGTTTTTTGCTCGAGAAAATGTTTTTAAAGTCCATTTAAAGTGGGTTTAAAGAGTTTTATTTATTACCATTTATGTGATTCGGGTGCGCGACTGGATAAGCGGAACTCGCTGTAGTCCTCACCAGTAGTGGCGTCGACTAATGCCGGAAGGTCTGCCAATGATACGCCATTTCCCACATCTTTGAGCCAATCAATTGCATCCTGATAGCGGTCTTGTCGGTGTTGTGGAACATCCTTTGCGCCTGATTTGCTGTACAAATGATATAGCGCAATGTCAATGGTTATTGTAACTATCCACTCATCGCGAGTGTCGGAAGGCGTGAATACCTGGGCGCAATCATACCGTTTTCCAATACGGTTTTTTATTTGCGAAATGGCTGTGTTTTCGGCACGGATAAGGCCTGCTGAATTGAACCATTCTGCATCGTTTGAAGTCAGGAGTTTGACAATTTCCTGTTTGATTTGCATTGCATAATCTTCTTTTTCTGTGAATCGTGCCATTAGAATCTATTTTGTTTAAATGATGAACGTGATGTTGTGTGAATATCGAATTTTGCCACAAATGTGATTGCGTTTACTTCTGTGAATGCACCTTGCAATGCATCTAGGAAGTCGAGCGGTATTTTAGCTCCTTTTTCAAATGCTAAGTATGTTTCTTTAGCCAGTTCAAAATCTGCTGTATCTTTTTCGGCTTCATTCCAAAACGTGTTGCCGCGTTCAAAGAAACCTGATATACCTTCTATACGGTCGAACTTATCACCTTTGGCACGCTTTGATGAAACTACAGGAATGTAATAACCTCGAATGTCACCTTCCTCGTCAAAGTCATTGATAAATTCTGACATGGCAAATAAACCCTCAATAAGGTATTGAATTGATTCACGGTTTAGTTTTTTGTCTTCGTAAATATCATACAACCATGCTGCCAGTGAGGCACGGGATGTTTGACGGAAAAAAGCATGCAGTATATGGAACTGTCGACCGATTTTGCCTAAGAAAACAATTGATTTGTGACAGGCATCGTCTGACCACGAAAGGTCACCATAGGCCACAATTCCATCGTATTTATTGTATGGTAATATCTTTGTGTACTGTAGCCATTCTGCTTTGAATACCTTTCCTTCAGAAACATGCGTGTTCATGTACTCGCGCATAAATGAGCGGTACGGCAATGAATTGTATTTCTTTTTCCAATATTCAGCTGATGTTTTATCAGGCCATGTAGGCTCAAAAGTGTTGATGTCTTTTACAGCATCCACGCGTAAATGAAAATAGTCGGTATTTTCATTTGTTGCTTTGGCTTCTTTTATCTTGAGCAAAAAGAACTCTTTCAGTCGGTTGGTGATTGAGTTTTTATGAAAGTTGTTGTTGGCATATACAAAGCGTTCCGTTGCATCATCTTCTGCGTCGAAACAACCCATCACGTCCTCATTGATATAGTCGACCGCTTCGGACATCAAATCATTGTTTTTGACGTGCTTTTTGTTGTCAACGTCATCTACTGCGATATAGTCGGGACGTTCTGCACCTTCACGCGCTCCACGTGGACTTTGACCAAAACCAAGCGACATAAAACGAACACCATCGGAGGTCATGAAATCACCATCTGACCAATCGCCCTGTTGGAACTTATTGCCGTAATCGTTTTTCAACCGGTGATTGTATTGTAATTGTGCCTGAATAGCTGAAAGTAATGACTTTGCTTTTTTGTCGGTTTCGCCAATTAAAAGCATAAAGTGTAAGTCCTTTTTTGCTAAATACAAGTACATTGGAATGCCTAAATCGATGTGTACCGACTTACCAGACGAACGGTAGGCTTCCATCAATGCCTTAATCTTTTTGTTTGTAATTATGGCATTGGCCAGTTTGCGGTGAAATGGTGCTGACTTCTTTTTTGCATAATTCGGAAAATAATACTCAAACCATTTAATATAGTCTTTTTCGAGTTTGGCAATACGGTCGAGTTTATCAACATGACTTTCGTTTATATTGATAGATGTAGCCTGACCAATGCGAATGCAGTGCTTATCATAGTCGGCTATTATTTTGTGGTATTTTATTGTAGACATTTGTTTTTGTTTATGTACGCGATATGGATACCGATAGCTATCGGTACGCGAGACCCGATTATGCTTCTTGGGCTATTTTATCCTGGAGAAACATTTTATGATACTTGGTAAACTCATAGGCTACTTTTGGGTCTATGGTAGTCATGTAATTGTCGAAGTCGACAAATGCATCCCGGAACACTTCAATGGATAGTTTCTTATTCATGTAGTCATAGGCTTTCATCACCTTACTCAATGAATCGGCATCTATGCCGGGTTTAGGTTCTCCATTGTCATCAAGTGCCTTTTCGCCCTTTACAATCCGCACGGCTTCCTTCAACAATATCTTTTTGAGTTCCATCGGTCCTGATTCAAAAAGCTCCTTGGTATCATCCCAGTTGTACTTGTCGCGCCATGAGTAAATGGTTTTGATATTGCGGTCGAGTTCCAACGCAATAGCCTGTGGGCTAACTCCTTTTTCTACATAAAGCGATTCAGCATACTTCGTTTCTGCTGGACTTACTTCTTTCTTTTTTGGTTTTTTGTCTACCGTTTTAGCCATTGTGTACAATTTATTTATATGCAAAAATACGCTTGAATAGGTTGCCGTTTAGTGTGTGAAATAAAGTGGCTTTATAATTCTTTAAAGTGGCTTTAAAGTTCTATAAAGCCCCTTTATTATTGGTTTTTTAGTGATGAAAAATGACAGTATGTTTGCATCGCTTTAAAGTAATATTCATCTTTTCCAAAGTCGAAAGAACTTTTGAAAAGGAAAAAACGAAGTATGATTTACAAGAAAATTGATAAGAATAAGGCGCAATGCAAATTGTATGGGAACATTGGTGACTGGATGACCAATGGTGAAACCTTTTCGCAAATGTTGGATGAAATTGCTGGAGCTGGTTATTCTCAACTTGAATTCAGGGAGCATTGCTATGGAGGTAGCGTGTTTGAGGGCAATGTAATGATGAACTCGGTGGAGTCTAGCGAGCTTGACATTAGTGTACTTGTAGAAGGGTTAGCCGCTTCAATGGGTTTCTTGTGGCTTATGTCAATACCCAAAGAAAAAGTAAGTATTTGCGAAAATGCTTTTGGAATGATACACCGGCCATCTTCGGTAACTATGGGTGATGCCGATGACCACTTGTCATCAGCTAATCTAATGAAAAGTATGGAAACGGATATGATAAAGAAAATATCTGTACGCTCCGGGATTGCTGAAGATGAAGTAAAAACAAAATGGTTTGATGGAAAGGATCACTGGTTGAACGCTGACGAAATGGTTAAGCATGGTTTTGCCGGTAAAAAAGTAAAGCCAGTTGCAGCATCTGTAAAGGCATTGGATAAACAAATAATAGAGAGTTCTACTCAAGAAACAATTTACGCCAGATTTGCAGCGGAGTTGGATAAAAACTTAGTTATAAACAAAAACAAAAAAATTATGAATTTAGCATTATTGATTGCAGCTTTTTCACTGACAGGTGTGACGGCTGAAAGCCCGGAAGCTGATGTTCTAGCAGCATTGCAGAAAAAGTTTCAGGCATTGAACGACAAAGTGACCAACATGGAAACTGAAGCGAAAGCAAAAGTTACAACAGCTATCAAGGCTGAACTTGATGCTGCTCAGACTGCGGGTAAGTTTGTTCCAGGCGTTGGCCAGACAGTAGAAACCGTACGTGCAACTTATCAAACTATTGGTGAAACTGCCGGTATTGATGCGCTTAAAACCGTATTGGCTGGTATGGGCGCAAAAACGCCTATTGCTTCTATGATTCGTACCGGTAGTCAACAGACTCCAGCTGCGGGTGTTCAAAACTGGGACTGGTATCAAAAGAACAATCCAAGTGCTTTGGAGGCAATGGAAAAAGAAGACCCTGACAATTTTAAAGAGTTGTACAAGGCTGAATACGGTACTTATCCAGGATAAGAACCACAGTTATCAGTTATCAATTATCAGTTGACAGTTACAAATTAATTATTTACAAATACAATTTATTTACAATGAAAACAAAATTAATTTTATCAATTTTCACGTCGCTGCTTTTGGCAGTTGTTTTTGGAGGCTTTATTGCTTCTGCTGTAGGCTTACCGGCTTTACCGGTTATTTGTTTCTTGGGTGGTATTTCGTTTGTTCCTGGCTTGATGCCAAAGGGCGTGGCATGTGGTACAGTTTATCGCGAAGTGTGGACTAAACAGATAGTATCGGCTTTTGAGTCGGGACTTAAAGACACCTTCTTGGATGGTGTTACATCGTTTGACCAATACGTAACAGGTGATGAAGAAAGCCAGGTTATCCATGCGTCTTATTTTGGTGTAGAGCCTGATGTGCTTATAAATAACACTACTTATCCAATTCCGGTACAAGAATTAAACGGTTCTGATATTCCAATTGCCTTGGATAAATATCAAACTAAAGCTACGCCAATTACAGATGATGAACTTTTTGCGTTGGCTTACCCAAAAATGGCATTAGTAAAAGGGGCGCATAGTAAAGCAATGATTAAAAACCGTTTGAAAAAAGCGATTCACGCTTTTGGTCCTGCTGGACATACAACTGATACTCCGGTATTGTTGACAACCGGTGCGTTGGTGAATGGCCGTCGCCGTATGCTGTGGGATGACGTAATTGCGCTTCGTCAAGCGTATGCTGATGCCAGTATTGAAATTGACGGTTTCCGCTTGGTACTTTGTGCTGACCACGTGAACGACTTGTTACTTGCCGAAAATTCTGACTTCAAGAAATTGTATGCAAATACAAAGGATGGTATTATCACCAACCAATTTGGTTTTGAAATTCGCGAGTACTCACAAAACCCATATTACAATGCAACCACCAAGGTTAAGTTGTCATTTGGTGCTGTAGCTGCCGGAACTGATACCCGCGCATCGGTTTGTTTTCCTATTGAAAAAACAGGTAAGGCACTTGGTAAAACCTTGATGTATTATTCTGAGGCCAAAAACGATCCATTGACTCAACGTAACCTTATCAATTTCCGTAATTATTTTATTGCCTTGCCATTGGTAGTAAAAGGTTTTGCAGCGATTGTTTCGGCTCGTTCATAGTCAATTTTCTAATAAACTTTCCCAAAGTTGAAACAAACTTTGGGAAAGTTGGATTGGAAATGGGCTACTTTTTAAATAGACTTTACATTCACTTTAAACGATAACGGTTATGTTGAAAATAACAACTGAACAAAAAAATAAAGGCATTGAGATTGGTCGCAAATTAGGACAATCGCAAATGTGGATTAATGAAAAAGGTGAGTATTTCACTAGTGACAACTTTGCATTGATTTCTGTAGGTAGCAACAAGGAGAAAGTTGGCATGATTGAGGTTACTGCTGAGGTTGCCAAAGTTGAGCAAACAACTGCAACCGGTACGGCTGTAGAATTGATTGCTGCCATTGATGCTGCCACTGAGCTAGACGCTGTAGTGGCGATATTGGAAGCCGAAACGGCTGGTAAAAACAGAGCGACTGTGATTGCAGCTGCTGATGCAAAAATCGACCTTCTTAAACTACCTGAATAATGAGCTCGTTACGTGGAATAACTTTAACCGAAGGTAAAATCGGAAACAACGTATCTGGTGAAAGTCGTGAATTCGGCTTAATCGGAGGCGGAGTTGCAGTGGTCGGTAAGGCGCAATTGGATGTGGTTTATAAGTTGCAACGACCTTCTGACGCTGTGGCGTTGGGAATCACAGCAGCTTATGATACTACAAACGATGTGCGTTTGTACCGTCACATTTCCGAATTTTACCGCATGGCGGGTGAGGGTAAAACCTTACGCATACTGTTGGTGGCAAAAACCAACACGCCTGTAATGATGTGCGAAAAAGCCAAAGCGTTGGTTGTAGAATCGGGTGCAATATCTGATATTGCATTTGCCTTTAACCCTGAAACTGCCTATGTAGAAACATTGGTGGATGGACTGAATGCCGATGTGAAACTTGGTATTCCAGCAATGCAAATCTTTGCAGATTGGTGTGATACACACGATATGCCATTGCATACTATTTTGGAAGGTCGCGGCATTAGCGATACACTTTCGGCTTTGGCCGATTTGCGCTTGTTGACGGCTCAAAAAGTAACGGTGGTGACTGGACAAGACTGGACTTATGCCGATGGGCTTTCTACGCTAGGCAAAAAGTTTGCTGATGTTGGTACGTTCCTGGGCTGCATAGCTTCTCAAGCTTGGAATAGAAACCCGGGTGAAGTAGCAACACAAAACCTGACTAATGCAACATTGAGTTCTTGGATTACGGGTGGTTTGAGCAATCATAAAAAATACACAGAGGTGTATGAAAGCTTGGAGGCCATGAATGCAAAAGGCTATGTGTTTCCAATTAAATATACCGGATTAAGCGGTTATTGGTGGAATGATGGTCACACTTGTGTAGCCATTGTACTGGATGCTGCTGGGAACATGAACCAACACACTATTTACTATAGTCATACAATGGATATGGCTAAGCGTGCGTTGCGATTGGCTTATTTGCCTGAAGTGAAAAAGCCTGTGGAACTGGAAGCCGGTAAACTTCCATCTGGTATAGTTGGGTATTACAATGCCATTGGCAACGAGGTATTCAAGTTTTTAGCTGGTAAAGGCCTTATCTCTGATGGTGATGCTTCGACTGATGCAAACAGTGATTTACTGATTGCAAAAGTACTTAATGTGTCGTTTGGTGTTGTGCCAACTGGTTGTGTGAATGAAATTATTGGTACAATTAACCTCAAAAGCAATTAATTATGTCACGAGTAAGAAGAATGGGTGAGTTATACTCATCGGGCGATGTTACGATAACCGTTGCCGGTATGTTCGACGTGAACCCTAACGGTATTGAGTATGGTTACGAATATGCTCACGAATACGGAAAGGGAATAAAACGTGAACCGCAAGGTTGGCGCATGGGAGCCAAAGAAATGAGTTCTAAAATTACACTTCCACTTGATGTGGTAGCTCAGTTTGAAAAATTTGCTCCTGGTGGTGACCTTGCAAAAATCCGTCCGTTTCCTATCAATATTGTTTTTGCAAATTCGGAAAACGAATTGATTCACGACCTCGTGATTGCAAAATTCAAAGGCAATAAGCGTAGCGTGACTGGCGATGGCGAACTGGAAAATGAATTCGATTTATTTACACTTGATGTTCAAATGAATATTGGATTGTAAATCTATAATTAATGAGACGGTGTACGCACCGTCTCTACTTTAAAACAAGTTTAAAAATAATAATAAGAGACAGAATCGGAATTCTGTCATCCAATTAAAAAGCAAACACAATGAAAAAAAATGAAGAAATTGTATTGCCGGAAGGCATTACCCAAACCATGATTGATGAAGCAAAAGCAAAGCATGGTAGTGATAAAGTAAGAATTATTGAGCTCCCGCTTGATGATGATGCAACATCTTATAAGGCCATTTTAGCCTGTGTTCCTACTCGTACGGTTGTAGGACAATATCGCCGTTATGCTGACACAGACCCCAAAAAAGCCGATGAAATATTGGTGAAAGCTTGTACGCTGTCTTCCAAAGATGAAGTGTTGGCCGATGATGGTTTGTTCTACGGAGCATTGACAGGCATTGCAGAACTGATACCCGTTAGAAAGGCTATCGTAAAAAACTGCTAGAGCAGTCGCCATCTATAAAGCCTCTAAAAGAGGCTGACGGCTGCGAAATTGAAGAAATATTACAAATGTTTGATGCCATGATACGCTATTTCTTTAAAGAAAACCCTGACGAATTGAGCGATGAAGAATACGTTCGCCGGGTGAAAGAAATGCGTTGGTTGAGCGAAGAGGGATTTACCAAAGTAAAGGTATAAAAATATGATATTTGATTTTAAAGGACGTTTTGAAGCTGCTTTTGGCTATATGGCTGGCAATGTTGCCTCGAAACTAATTGAAGGTGGATTTGGGGATGTAGTAAATGACAACTCCGGTTTTGATTTGGCGGTGTATGTGCTTGACAAGTCGTCGACCTTTGATGAAGTTTTACTATATCGCGACAAAGAAGAATACTTATTTGCATACCGTTCTTTGAATGATGATAATAAAGATGTGTTTGCTTCCCCGCCAATGTTGAGCCTGAAAAGGGCTAAAAAGTTAGTAATAACACCAATCGACAACTCAGATATAGAAGTGGTGGAACGTTACGGAACTGAGCCTTGGGAAATAACTTGGCGGGGTTTGCTTATAGACATGGAGAATCACGAGTTCCCAATTGACAAGATGGAAACCTTGAGTAAAATATTTGATGAAAATGGAGCTTGGAATGTGGCAAGCGAGATACTTCAAAAGGTGGGTATTGAGGCTATTTACATTCAAAACATAAGTATTGATTTTGTAGAGGGTTTTGAAGATACAATTAGTTATCAACTTACAACACGACAAATTAAACCACTGGAATACCAACTCATAAATTAGTCATTATGCTGATGTATTTGAATATGGCCTCGCGGGTCACTTTGGGTAAAGTATTTTTAAACAACATATCAGAGTTTGAAATTAGTGAAAACGTGCTCGAAATGTCGAACACTGCAAAGATTACCATACCGCGTAATTATGCAAAGCTGGCTGATAAACCTATTTTGGAGCAATTTAAAGTGGGTGATAAAATGGAAATAAAGTGTGGCTATTATTTGGACAAATCGGATGCCGGAACATTTGTATCTGAGTTTACCGGGTATATTCAAGAAATTGAAAGTGATTTTCCACTGGTTATTCATTGTGAAGATGAATCGTATGTGCTGAGACAAACCAATTTTATAAAGTCGTACAAAGCAGCAACGCTCAAGCAAATACTTGGTGACATAATTCCTGCGGGTATCACTTTTGAATGTCCAGACGTAAACGTTGGAAAATATCAGATTGACAAAGCAAGTGCCTACACGGTACTGAATGATTTAGTAAAGAATTACGGATTGTATAGCCGGCTAAACGGTTCGCACCTGAAGGTTGGGTTGGCTTATGATTTTGTTGGCAAATCGGCAGTTCATCAATATGAGATACATGCCAATGTAAAGAAAAATGAACTGAAGTACAAGCGTGCCATTGATTTTAAAATGCGATTTAAGGCAGTGGCCACAAATCCAAACGGAAAAAAGACAACGGTAACCATTGGCAGTACCGAAACGGATGCATCGGAACGCACATTGAATTTTGCAGGACCGATGACAGAAACGCAACTGAAGGAAGCTGCAAAGGGTGTAATGGCTAAAGCGGTGTACGATGGTTATACTGGTTCAATAACAGGTTTTGGAACTCCACGCACCCATGCCGGTGATGCATTGAAATTGATTGACAAACTAGAACCGGAACGTGCCGGAACTTACCTGATTGAAAAGGTAGACATCACGTATAATGAAAGCGAGGGCTTTCAGCGAAAAAATACATTGAGTTATAAAGTTTAATAACCCCTAACCCCTAAAGGGGAATAAGACCAAGTTTGCATGTTTGATTTACTTTGTTGTAAGGCCTTTTAATTGAACAGTGGTTAGAACGTAGGACTTTGGGTGGTAGAGTTGATTAGAAAAGAGTTTAAAGCGGTTTTAAAGTAGATTATAAACATGGGAGCATTAGAGGACGCCATCGCACTGGCCATTAAGGCGCAGGTTGCCCGGTTGAACTTTGAGCAGGTTCTTACTGGCACGGTAAAAGAAGTGGGTGAAACAACCTGCACAGTGGAACGTACCAATGCTCCCACGATTTATGAAGTACGATTGAACGCTATTGATGACGATTTACAAAGTTATGTAACTATTTACCCAGTGGTGGGTAGTTCAGTGATAGTTGGCATTATTGAGGGTTTGAAAACTGAAGCTGTTGTTTTGCGGTGTTCGGAGGTCGCTCAGGTGAAGATGAAAATTGGCGAACAAACGTTGGTACTGGATAAGGATGGGGTGGTTTTTAATGGTGGTGAAAACAAAGGATTGGTAAAGGTTACTGAAATGGTAACATGGATGCAAACGGTTTATACTGATTTGCAGACATTGAAAACACAATTAGCTACGCATCCGGTTGCTGGTAATACAGCACCTTTGGCTTTGGTTTTTGTTCCTGGTACTACCAATCCAACAGTAAATAATATGCAAGACTCTAAAATTAAACACTGATGAACGGAATACTACTTGACGAAAACTTTGAACTGGCTATAAACGTGGTGCGTGATGATAATGGTTTGATTGTGTCTGGTATTCAGGTTGGAAACATAGACTATCAACGTGTACGCATGATTCTGTTAGCGCAAAAGGGTGAATTTAAAGAGTTTCCTACTTTGGGTTTTGGTATTGATAGTTACTTAAAGTCTAATGTACAGGCAGTGAAACAACGATTTGTAAACGAAATGACCAAGGAGCTGAAAAGCGATGGCATGAATGCTAAGGTGACAGTTGGTAGTAAATTGAGTGAGTTTAGTGTAGAAATATAATATAAATCAAACATTATGGCAGACTATAAATCAGCAATAAAGCATGTACTTCTTAGTGAAGGTGGCTATGTCAATGACCCTACTGATGCGGGTGGTGAAACATATAAGGGTATCAGTCGTAAGAACTGGCCAGGATGGGTAGGTTGGTTGATAATTGATTCTGAAAAGAAAAAAAACAATTTCCACAAAGTTTTAAATTCTAATGAATTACTTACAGAATCGGTAATAAAATTTTACAAGATGTATTTTTGGGACAAAGTTGGTGGTGATATGATTGCTAGTCAAACTATTGCAAACCTGTTGGTTGATTCGGCAGTAAATGAGGGTGTTCGTCCGGCTGTAAAGAGAGCGCAAAAAATAGTATTAATGGCCGAAACGGGGGTAATAAGTCCTGAATTGGTTGAAAAATTGGGGGCTTTGGTATGAAAAAGATAGTCTTTTTATTGCTTTTTATTCCTGGTATTTGCTTTTCGCAAAAATCAACAAAATCAGAGAGTTGCGTAATTCTCAATCACAGGATCCTCGAGTTACAAGACTCAATTGCAAAGTTGAACAAACGCCCGGTAATGAGTGCTGACCAATTTGAGCGGCTGTACAAGTATGAACGGCTTCTGAAGTACTATAAGATATGCAAAAGAAAGCCAACACAGTGGAAATATTATAAGGGTTGGTCAACGAGAGTTTTTGAATTATAACATTACAGAATTATGAATAATTATTTTACAAAGTTCTTAGCAGCCTACGATTACGGTAGTTTTCGCGAATTCTCATTGTCTGTATTCCCTACTTTCAAGTACGAGCTTCAGGGCTTAATGATGTTGGTATCGTTTGTGAGCGGAACGGTAAACTACTTTTTTGGAATTCAACCGGCTTTGGCTTTTGCCATGTTTGTTGCCGTGATTGTGGAGGTTTGGACTGGAATCGAAGCATCGCGTAAGCTTGGTAAAAAGTTTGAGAGCTTCAGGTTCTCGAGGTGCGTGATTAAAATTGGCATTTGGTTGATTATACTTTATATTATTCACGCTTTTGAAAAGGAATACGAGTCCAGGACCAACCTTATACAAATGGCTGCATACGCTTTTTTTAATTTTGTGTATGTTGTTGCATTGACTGGCTTCCTGGTCGAATACGTAACATCGATACTTGAGAATGTGGCCGTGCTGCAAAATAAGCCTAAAACACAAATAATTGAAGCCATTCAAAGCGGATGGAGTCGCTTTACAGATTCTATAAAATCAAAGAAAAATGAAAACTAAACTATTGTTCCTGGTACTTGTGATATTTGTTGCTTTTGGTTGTAAAACGACTAAACAGGCTACAAAAATGAATACTGAAGTAAAAACAGAACTAAATGCCGACGTAAAAACATCTGCTGAAACTAAAGCAGCTGTTGAAATTAAAACGGTGGCTACCGACAAGGGTGTGACTGCTACCAGTACGAATACAAAGGTAACTGAAACCCAATTTTCAGAACCTGACGCAAACGGCAAACAGCATCCTACTAGCCAAAAGGTTACGGAACAAACCACGAATACTAATAAGGCAGCTGACGCTAAGATAGAGACTCAAGCTAAATCGGAAAACGAAACAAAAGCAAAAACAGTTGATAAATCGGACTTTAAATCTGATGTTACATCTAAGGCTGAGGACAAAAAAACAAATGAAACGGAAACGCCTGGCTTTATTACGGGGTTGGCTTATTTGCTTGGTTTTGCTGGCATTGGACTGATTGTGTATTTGCTGAAAAGATTTGGAGTGATAAAATAAAACGCGATATGGAAATCGCGAGACCCGATATGAAGGTACTACAAGGACAAACATTAATCGATATAGCTGTTCAAGAGCTTGGTTCTGCTGAGGCAGCGTATGGTTTGGCCGTGCTTAATAATTTGTCCGTAACTGATGAATTAGTTCCTGGACAAGAACTGCAATTGCCAACGGTGACTAATAGGTCAATATCCGACTATTATAACAACAAAGGAATTAAGCCGGCGACTTCTGAAACTGTAATAATTACTGATGTTTCACGCGTATTTTTTGAAGAATTATCAATTGAATTTACCTAATTAATATGACTGCAAGAACATTTATAGAACTACTGACAGCTACGCGACAAGCTTTCATTGAGAACCTGACGCTGCAAGCTCATTACGGGCTTGATGCTGCAAAAACGTGGGATGAACAATTTAGTAAGGTAAGTTTTGAGGGTGCATTGACTTATGTTTTTTCGTATTGCATTTGGATTTATGAGTCTATTGTTTTTGCCAAAGCTGACGAAATTACAGCGACCATTTCCGCTAAGCATGAATTCTCAATTCCGTGGTATACGGCTATTTCTAAGGCTTTTCAACTTGGTGACGCGCTGGTTTATAATGACGCAACCTATAGGCATGATTATCCGGTGTTTGATGAAAGTAAGCAAATAGTGAAGTTTACAACGATACGTCAACGGCAAATTACAGGTGTTACAAAGCTTCAGGTGTTTGCCACTAAGGCTAATAAAGTGGCTTTGACGGTTGACGAACTGGCTGCATTTTCGGCCTATATAGCTTTGCAAGGTGCTGCCGGAACTCACTTTCAGTTTATCAGTTTAGCTCCTGACCAATTGGTTATTAACCTGACTGTTTATTATGACCCACAAATATTGACGGCAGCGGGTGCAAAATTGAGTGACGGCACTAAGCCGGTGGAGCTGGCCGTGAATGATTATTTGAACGCAATAAAATACGGTGGTGTATTTAATCGCACAAAATGTACTGATAAAATACAGGAGGCCGCTGGTGTGAATGATGTGGTGATGGGTGATGTTAGATTGAACGGTGACTTGAGTAACGGGCGTGAGTTTGAAAGTGCCTCCGGATTTTATAATGCTCAAACGATAACAGTGACTTACGTGCCGAACTATGCTAATTAATTTATATACCCTCATACGCAACCTTCTTATCACGTTTGCGCGTGATATAAAGTTGGTGGAGCTTGTCCGGGTGCTGACTGGTGAGGCCGAAAAGGCATTTAATGAGTTCACCTCGCGCGTGGCTGATTGGAACTATAAGATAAATGCTAATGCTTCTACAATTTCGCTTGAGCATCATATTAAACGTGAGTTGGATGTGGACGCTGTGATTACAGAGCTGGAAGGAACGCCGATTGATTTTTTGGTGACTATTAGTGGTTTTGTTGATGAAAATAGGCTTCGGGTTCTGATTGATAGTTATAAATTGGCAGGTAGAAGCTATGTATTTGTTGCGGGTAGTGAGTTCTTTTCTGCGAAATTTAGTAATTGGAGTTGTGAGAGCTTATTTGAAGATAATCTGCTAACAGTACATTTTGACACTACTCATATATGGGTTACAAGCGCTGTGGCTGTTGGTTCTGATGTGGTTGTGTCTGTTCGCGTTGACATCACTGGCAGACCGTCGCAAAATAAACAGGTAACAATAGCTAATGCCGCTACTGAGTCTAATCACTTGACAATTGTTGACGGCGCTTATTTTATAGACATTTCGGCTGCTGAGGTAACGGATGCTGCGCCTGGTCAAGACACATTTTATAATTATACATTTTAAAGGATGGCACAAACAGGGATGGAGCGGTCGATGACCGTAGCAATTACGAAAATGATAGGCGGCGTGATGCAGCCGGGTTACCCGGCCACTTATCAGGGTAGGAATGCATTTAGTTTTAATTCTATTGACTATGCAGCTATTGATGTAACAACAATGACATCAATGTCGGTACTGGATTATAACGAGCGCCTGACGGCTTTTCAGAGCTACGTTGAAGCTAGAGAAGTTGGGCTTCATTTTGCAACTGATGTGGTGCCAGGATTCGAGGCCTATAAAGAGAACTTAACTTCATGTCCAATTGACTAATAAATAAACATATATGGCAACTATTCAAAGTATTTTAAATAAAATAGCCTCGATGGCTAATAGGACCGGCTTATTCTCTATTCAGAAATCTGAGTTTTTTGACACCTTAACTGACATCACCAATAAGGTGAAGGAGGTGAACGATAATGTGAATAGCGTTAGTAAGTCGCTCATATGGCAAAGTCCGGTGGCGAATTTTGCGGCGTTGGCTACGACTTATCCAACTCCTGCTGTGGGGTGGGCTGCGATGGTGACTTCGCTTGGTTTTATTTATAGTTGGAATGGTAGCGCGTGGAAGGATACGGGGTTGAATAGTTTTCCGGGGGATGTGTTGACGAAGGGGACTGATGAAATATACACTGAAATCTTAAGTAAAAACTTATTCAACAAAGATGCGGTAGTAATGGGCTTTTATTTGAATCAAACAAATGGCGCTTTGGTCGCATCTGCAAATTATTACACTTCAGATTACATTCCTACTTCTCAGTTAACTAGCTACGTTGCAAACTCATTTGCGTTTATCGTTTTTTATGACGCGTCAAAAATATATTTAAGTGGAATTACGGCTGCTGGTCAAACCGCAATTTCAACGCCTGCAAATGCGGCATATTTTAGAATTTCTCAAAGTGTAAATATTACTGCATTAAATATAATGCAAGTTGAGATAGGTAGCATTGCAACTAGCTATGCAGCGTTTGGTTTCAAAGAAAAATATCAACAAAAAGAAACAAATACACTTACTGCAATAACCGCAAAAAGATACGGAACAGCTGGCGTAGATGCCGATTTTATAGGTCAATTTGCTATTCAAAACGCTATTGATTCAATTACTGATGCTAGTGAAACAAAACAGTATGAAGTTGTATTTACAGGTATTTTTGAAGCTTTGCAAACGACTGATTTCAAAAAAGGAGATCAGGTTGGCGCTGGTCAAAAGCATTTTATTGAAGGGAAAAGCTTTGTCCATTTAAGAGGGGTCGGAAAAGATGAAAGTGTTATCAAAATAAACCTTCCTAGCAACTTAGGTGCTGGATTTGCATATTCTTTGTATAACGGAATATTGTGGAATGCTAACGCAAACTTAACCGACTTTTCCATTTCTGGAGAAAATTGCCGATATTCTATTCACATAGACGGGGGGCAATTGGGCTGCAAGGATTTTAATCAAACAATAAAAGGCTGTAGACCATTCGCTAAAAATACAGGCGATGCCTTGAATTGGAGTTCTAACAGAGCTTTGGGCGTTGGAATGTCGGATGGTCATACTCTTAATATCGAAGATTGCGAAATCGAAAGCAAGCAACCTCTTTATTTTCACACAAATAAAAATTTCTCAAAACCAAGCCGTGTTAATTATAAGAGAACGCACTTAATATTGCCTGAAAGCCTAGAAACAGAAGTAATTGTAATTCAATCTTTAGGTTCTCGTAAGAGAGATTTACTTACGGTCGATAACTGTATAGTTGATGGTGGCATTTTGTCAATCAGCGACTCACCTTGGATTCCCGAATCTCTAGCTGATCAATTAGCAGATCATGCAGAGATTGACGCCAATTTGGCTAGTCAACTGCCTATGGCTGTAACTACAAGTTTTGGAAGTAGGGCTTTGAAAATTGCTAGTAAATCAGTTGGAGCAGGGAGCACCGTGTATTTTGACAAAAATTCTTCAGCGTTTGATTTGATAATCGGAAATTCACTACAAGCTACTGAAATAAAGAATAAATACAACAGAAAACAGATTTATGGGTATCAGTATAAAATTGGGGGTGTGGCTGTTGGTTATGCAATTGGTTCACTTGATATAGCTCAACATTTAGTTGGAGTAAGTTTGAATAAGTATATTGGTGCGCTTGGTAAGAGGCTTGGTGACTGTTCTGTTACGAATAAAACGCTAACTGTAATTATTGATGGTACAACTTACAATATTGTTTTCAATAAAAATTACAACGGAACTGCCGAAACAGTAGCGCCTACTTATTCAAATACTCAAATCATAGCTGAAATAACAGCCGTAATTGGTGCTGTAGCAACTGTTACAGAATTTGACATTAGTAGTGAGTACTATCCGAATTTCAAAAGCTTAAAAAGCATGATCAATGCAGACACTACAGAGGTTTATGCCGGAATGGGAGTTGTGTTTACGAGTTTAAAACAATTCAGAAAGGCTTTAAGTACCGACTTGCGAGTTGATGGTATAGTACTCGATTATGGCGAAATTGGCGACAAATGTAGAGTGATAGCAGGCGGTGAAATTTACGCTCAAATAAGTGCTAAACGTTTTTCGATTAAGGAGATAAATACTTTCTCTTACAATGTTGGCGATGGTGCAGGGATTTCTTCGACAACGCCTGGCACATTCGACCGATCGGCTGCAACTAAATTGCTGATTTGTACTTCTGCTAATATATTGAAGATAAAATAAAAGCACGGAGGTAATAAAAAGCCTCCGTCTCCACACGGTTAGTTTCTCAGGCATAACCGAATAGTAAAGGTGCAACAACACCACGACGAAGGCTTAAATGCCTTTGAAGTTGGTGTTGTTGCACCTTTTTTTTATTTGCCTGATAAGCGATACAAAAGTAGGTATTATTAATTATATATGAAAATGAAAACAAAAAATCACATTCAAGCCCCGCTGCCGTTTCAGGGTCAAAAAAGACGGTTTTTATCAGAGTTTAAAGTAGCTTTAAAGGACTTTAAGAGTGCACCAATGTTTGTTGACCTGTTTGGTGGTTCGGGGTTGCTGGCACATACGGTTAAGCAAATGTACCCGGATGCGGACGTGGTGTATAACGATTTTGATAGTTATCACCTTCGGCTGGCCAATATAGAGCGTACCAATGCGCTGCTGGCTCAGTTTCGGGTTATACTACCTACTCAAGCTACTGGCGACTTGGTAACTACCTTGATGTGCTGACGGTTCTGAAGGGTACTAACTATTTTTATTTTACGTCGAATAAGTCGAGTATTTTGGAGTTTTGCGAGTGGGTTGAAAAGAATCTAGGTGCTGAGAATCCGTTTAGAGGTGCGGTTAAAAAAGAAGTGGCTGCTAGAATGAACCATAATGCGGGGTATGTGGATATAATGCTTTATAAGAAACAAAACCCCTAACCCCTGAAGGGGAAAATGAAAAGCCCTGGCATTTGATTTGCCAGGGCTTTTGTTATTGGGGTAAGTGGGGTTGTTCTATTTTCATTCTTTGTTTGCCTAGGGCTTCGTATTTGTTGAGCCAATTTATTAGTAACCGACGGTCGGGTGTGCTCAGGTACATGACCAAATTGCGATGTATTATTATGCTTGTTCCTGTTAGTTCCTGGGCGGTGGTTATGAAATTATATTTTTCTTCAGCTCGAGTCCATTTGCCTGAATCATAAACATACACCGGATAATAAAGTGTCAGCGTTTCGCCAGCAGCTGTTTTTGTTTTTGTGTCCGTTGGCTTGCTGTCAGATAGTACATACTTCAACATGTTGGTTTCGCGTGCCACTGTGAGCCTTAGAATTGGCATATCATTGAATGTTTTTGCACTGTCTATCTGAGTGTTTAATGCTTCATTTTGTGCCGGTGCAATGAGTGATGCGAGTAGAAAACAGGAAAGGATTAGTTTTTTCATGGCTGTAGTTTTTTTTGCAAATGTAGTTATTTTGTTTTTATAAATGCCCCTCACGAATCACTTTATCACTATATGTTTCTTCTTGCGATTTGATATAGTTGTAAATATCATTCCAGTGTGGTAAGCCTCCAATTTGCTTATCGTCAATGTATAAATGGGCGAAAACTTTTCGGGCTGAATAACCATATAATTCTGTTATTCCGGGTTTGTGTTCATTCACCTGGTCGAATGGTATTTCGTTATTTAGAAGCCAGTTCACCATGTCGGTTTGTGGTTTGCCTTCTCTGCATGTCCAAATGATAATGTAATGGCCATCTTTTTTCAATTGCCTCATACTTTCTATTGAATTGGGGCGGGGTTCTCCAATGTTTGGCCAGTTTCCGGTGTGAAGTGTGCCGTCAAAATCTACTGCTAATATCATATAATGTAATTTTAAGTTGTTTTTGTTCTTCTATTTCTGCTAAAAACTTATTATCAAATGTAAGTAACCACTCTATTTGAGCGTCTATCTCAATGATTTGTAGAGCGGTTTCTTTGGTCATTTGTAATTGTTTATAATGTATTCGTGTAGTTCGTCAATTGTGCGTACATCGCACACTGTTTTGTACTTGTTTTTGCCATTTAAGTAGGTGCGTTCTGTTATTCCTAGCCTTTTTGAGCATGCATCAAAGCTTATGCGGATTATTTTGCTTTTACGGTCATCAAATACTTTACCGTAGCTTATAATTTCCTCTTCACCGCTTACTAGATTTATATCTCTTATGTTTCGCCAACCATTGAATTTCCACATGATTGGGGTTTTTAGGTTTTGAAAGAAGTATTCGTAGGTCATTTGTTACAATTGTAAGTCATTGACGTATGCTAAATTTCTAAGTTCTTCTGCTTTTTCAGAAAAATTAGAATCGCCATAAGCCATTGAGTTTCCACATTGCTCACGTTGCATATTCTCAGCTTTCATCCCTTCGATTTCCGCTTGAATAGCAAGAATTAATGCTAATCGTTTTACGTTATAAAAATTTTCCATTTTGATATGTTTTTGATATGATTAGTTTGCAGGCCATCGCTATGGTTGTCTGTTTGGGACTAATGCAGCGGGTCAAGGCTGCAAAAGCCGTTTGTTGTTTAATTTAGCAGTCGTTATAAAACTGGCTGTGAGGTGTCTACGTTGAATGTAATAGTTTCGCCGAAATCATGAAGTTCGCCTCTAAGGTCACAAATATTTTGTTCTACAGCCTTGTAATAAGGGCAATGGTTATTACATTCAGTGTGTTCAATAACCGTTGTCATTTCGGAACACCAAATAAATTCAGGATTATCCAAATCGGGTATTGCTTCGATAAGCTCAATTTCATTTAATTTTTCTTGTTTTGCATTTTCGATATGAAAATCAAGTGGATGACAAGTGTTTGAATCCTCATCTAAGAAATACTGTTTTTTTCTTTCCATAGTTTTAGGCAGCTTTAGGAGTTTCTTCAGGTGCTTTAAATGGATATACATCAAGAATATCTGTTTCTTTAATTGACGCAATTTTGTAGTCGGCCATAGTGCCTTTCATGCCTTCTATTAAGCCGTCCCATGCTTCTTTTACGGTGTTGGCCTGTACAAACATGGTGCTGGCGGTGCGTTTTTCAATTCCTTTTTCTTCATCCAATGAGGTAAACCACACTTTGCTGCGATACCAGGTGTCACCATTTTCGTTGGCAAATAGTTCGTTGATACGAGCCCTGCGAACTCCTGACACAATGAATTCGCCACTTATAAAGGGTTTCATTTCTTCATTGATACGCGCTTCGGCTTCGGTAAATGACAAGGCATCTACCAAGTAAGATTCACACACTTTTACGATTTTGCCTTCTTCAGCAGTTTTCTCGTACTTAATTTTACATTCGAACCAATTGAGCATAATAAATTTGTTTTAAAGGGTTTTTAAAGAGATACAACCATTGTATCTGTACTTTTGCAGGCCATCGCTATGTTTATCTGCTTGGGACTAATGCAGCGGTTCAAGGCTGCAAAAGCCGTTTGTTAGTCTATTTTGTCCTCAACTATGATAAATCCGCAAGGAATCTTTTTTATTTCAATGATAGTGACTTGTAGTGTTCCGTATTCAGGCTTCTTTAATCGTGTTGACACTAATTCAATTACCTGCTGTTTTATCTTTTCATCTTTGCAAGTTTTGCCTGTAGGGATAAATATACCTGTAGAGGTTAGTGGCTTGTATCTTACCGGACTTCCCTTTTCGGTAATGATTTCAGCTTTGTATCTTACTTTGTACATGGTTCCTGGTTGTTATCGGTTTCGGCCACTGGTTCATTTTCTAAATCAAAAGCACTTATGCTTAGTGGGAGTGCATGCCATTTGCTGTTGTCGTCTTTGAATTTTACTTCTACGAAATTGCAGGATTTTACTGGCTTGTAGGCTTCCTCAATGATGTGTACGCCATCGTTCAGTTCTTCATCTTGCTCCTCGTTGGCATATTGACGAAGTTCTAGTACGCGCGACGGTTTTAGATTGCCTTTGGCATCTGTTTTGAGTAGGTAGCTGGCAATTTTGGCGAACTTTTCAGCACCTTCAGTTCCAGACAAGCGGGTCATGTAGTTGGTAACCTTTGTCATTCCTGCCGAAAAAGTATCATCGTAGGCATCTGTAACCCTGTAGCCTATTTTGATTGAGATAGTGCCTTCTAAGTCGGTAAATGAGTGGCTTTGTTGTCCCTCTTTCACGCCATAGATTTCTGATTTCATTTCCAAAATTGATTGGAAGTTGTCGAATACCAATTTTTTGATATTAAGAATGTGCTTTGACAAGCCTACCAGTGGTTTGAAGGTGTCTTTTACCGTGTCGGATACAAGTAATTTGTACTCTTCGCGATTGGCTTTAATGGCCAGTTTCTTGGCTTTTTCGGCTGAAGTGATTTGCTGTTTTAAAGCTTCGATTTGTTCTTGTGTCAGCTGAGCGACATCGATTGTTTGATTTGTTGTTCCCATTAGAGTTTTATTAATTAAAGAGTGAATATATAAGGCATGCAATTGTAAATACTACTAGTGAAATGGCGATTTTGTCAGCTTTGATTTCGTCGAGTTCGTCGTCTCTGCGAGTTTGTTCAAGTGATTGTTTCATTTCGTTTGTTGAATTAAGTTTATAATCTGTTCGTCTAGCTCGTTGAAATCCTTTGTTTTGTTGTCCCATTCGGGGTGTAGCATGTTGTTGGTTAGTAACCAGTCTGCTACTTCATTGAACTGATTTTCAAGTTCAAGTAATTGTTCTTTCAGTGTTTCCATTAGTCGAATATCATTTTTGGTTCGTGTTCATTCACTCGTGTTACTTCGCGATACATAGCTGCTTTGCTTTCGTATTTTCCATAATTAGCCCAGGAATGTTCAGAGGTCATTTGAGTGATTTTTAAATCAGGGCTTTCGTGTATCCTGAGTATTGTAAAGCCGGCAGTAGCGAGCTTGTTTCTATCATTTTTGTTCATGATTATTGATTTTAGCGTGAATAGACTCCAGTTGCATGCGTGGGTTTGGCTCGTTCAGCATATTGTTGAAAGTAACATAGCTACAGTGCATTACTGGTTGTATGTGCTTTTCGAATATGCGGCATCGAATGGTGGCATCTGTTTCATGTTTCTCGACCAATTCGATAACCTGAATGCATCTACGCAGGTATGCAGCGCGCCGTCCTAATGACATTTTCTCGAGTCTATTCATTGATTAATTTTGTTGTGTGATACGTTCAATTTCAGTGCGCTTTTTAGCGTCTTTTCCAAGTATGCTTCCTAGTTTCTTGATTAGCTCTTGCATCTCGTAGTTGGTCATGTTATACAGTCGCTTTCCTGCTATCCGGGGGTTCTCCATAAAACTATTCACGCATGTCCAGTCGGTGGTGTCAACCCCGTGCAGTTGCAGTTTTTTGAGAATGGAACTGCGCAATTTCTTGGTTTCTGCAATGTCCTCCAGTTCTTTTACTTTTACCTGAAGTCCTAAATCTAGTTCCAGTTGAATTACCGGTCTGCTAATCTTCTTTCGTGTGGCTCGCATAATGTTTCATTTTAAGGCGTTCTGATTTCACAAGTCGTTTGATGCGTCGGAAGTCCTCAATTACCCTGATAGAATTGCCATCCTCGAGGGTCATTTTGGTAGGTTCGCATTTTTCAAAGATAGTTTTCTGCATGTCGCGGTCAGTAATACCGTTTACTTCGCAGATTTTACGGGTGTCGGCCAGTGTAGCACCAATCAGGTGAATGTAGGTGCGACCAAAACGGCTGTCGAATTCGTCATAACCTGTTTTGTTCAGGCGCACGTTGCGTTTAATTTCGGTTTCGAGGTTGTCAGTTCCAAGGATTACAAGCCCTAGAATGTCCTCGCATTCGTTGAATAAATGAATGAATGTGCGCAGTGCTGACGGTTTCAATGAATTGGCTTGGTCGATAATAATGAGCGGTTTCAAGTGGGCAATTCGTTTGATAGTTTCGGATATTGACTCAATCAATGCGTTTACTTTTACGTACGATCCTTTTGGAATTTCGGCACCAATTTCTTTGGCCACTTCAATCAGGAACATGTGGGCGTTCCACTCTTTTGCGTTCACTTTGAACACGCCATTGCGCTTGTTGAGGTTGAAATACATGTCGGAGCTGGCTGTTTTTCCGCTTCCGGCACGGTGTGCTATACCCATGAACATAGATTCAGATTTAGCATCTGTCAATACGTCGGTAACGATGGTATAGTTGGTAATGGTGTCTGCTATTACCCAGTTGGTAATGTCGAATTCGTAACCAAGTGCGCGACCTATGGTGTAGTAAACATCATCGCCATCAGCACCGTAAGTTCCTTTGCGTAAAAGGGAAATGGCAGTTTCGCTTACACCACATTTTTTTGCTACAGCACGGTAGCTCGATAGACGTTCTTTTTCGTCTTCAACTAGCTGTAGGATTTCTTCTTTTTGATTTTTGTTGAGCATATTGTTGTTTTTAAAGTGGGTTTAAAATAATGAAAGTTGTATTTGGTCTTTTATGTATTTACTTATAAAGTCATAGGAGTAATACACGACTTGTTTTTTACAATTTAGGCAATGATAAAAACCTTCTAAATGAGTGTTTTTGTATTGTCTTTTTGGTCTATAGACTTTATCACAACCACAGTCTAAGCACTTGAATATAACCACTACAGTTTCTTTTGCAATTGATGACCTATAGGTCAATTTAAAAGGTTTTACAGCACTCATATCAGTATTTATTTCGTGTGTCGATTTTCAGTCCTTCGCCTTCATCCTCCCATTCGTTCTGAAGGTATTTGCTTTCGGCATTTTCGTAGTCGTGTTTTGAAACCTTGTGACCTAATAGAATACCTGTTTCGGTTGTTACATTTACCAGTTCTTCATCGTCTGAATCGGAATTCAGACATCCCGAAGCAAATTGAGCCAGTTTTGTAGTGCGATGACATTTCATTTTGTCGGCAATTGCTTTTACTTTGCCCACGGCGCGCATGTCCTTGTTTGGTCCGTATTGTTGTGCCGGTGTAATTCTGCCAAATGTGCCCAGGTAATTTTCACCCATAAAAAGGTGTACATTGTCGAAGTTCTCCGGGTCAAAGCAGTTGATTGTTTTCACGCCTGTGTATTTTTCAGCTACCTCACAATCATCAATTCCGTAGTAGTAAGTGGCGTTATCAATTTGCGTTAGTATCATGTAATTGCGTATTGAAACCTCTTTGCGGATGCCAAACAAGTAGCAGAACCGTGGGTGCGAAATGTCAATTGTATTTGGGTGCGTGCATTCGTTATGCAGTTCCGACGGTGATTTGTCAATAAGTTTGAATTTGGTACTCCATGCCGAATAGGCTGTAGAACTCCACGCTTCAAGTATTTTGTTGGTTTCGCGACATGCATCGTCGAAGTTGAATCCATTTTTAGAAGCCCAACTGCGCATTTTCATCACGTAGTCTTTGGAGCGGTGTGCATATTTGCGACTAGATTTGATACCTTCGCCGTAGTATAAGTCAGATTCTGACATGAATACGGTTTGAAGCGTTCCCCACCAACGTTCAATGTGTGCTTTGCCTTCCGCTTTTACGGTTTGGGTCATTATCACGCCCAATCGACGAAGTGAATTTTCCACGTACAACCAGTCGTCGGTGTTGTGTCCAGGAAAGCGGTCATAGCGGAACTCGTAAGGCAAATATCCAGCGTTGCGCACGGCCATTGCAAGGGCATTGGTCACCGCGTCGGCTGATTCTTCATAGCAATACTCCCAGCCCAATGGCAAGCCCGACATAACGTCACGTACGGCAATGATATACAAGAATTTGTTGGTAGTAACCTTTTTGCCATCTTTCATTATTACGGCTTTGTGGTCAATGATATTGACACGTGTACCGTCAATTTCCCAGCAGTCGCCAGCATACAACGCACCCAATGTAGGCACGTAACTACGGTACCGGCTGTTGAATCGGCTGTTAGCACCAAACCGTTGATTGATTAGGAACTGGCTTTCGGGTTTTGAAAGAAAATCGGTTACCCAACGCAATGAAGGCACTTTAGTAACATTGTGTTGCACGCATGTACGGCTTAGTTTGCGCCATATAAGCGATGCGGTGTAGTTATGTTGGCTTTGTCCAAGGTCTAGCAACCAATTGAGCATTGTGCCGTTGTTGGCGAACATGGTGCTGTTTTTGTTTTCCAGATTTTTGCGTTTCACAATGTCGGTAACCTGTGTTCCTTGGCTATATGCTTTCACTTTGTCGCGAAGGTTGCGCCAGCTCACTGGTAAATATTTGAGTTTTTGAACTTCCACTTCAGCGGCCAATTGTTCAAAAAACATGCTTTTTGAGAATGAAAGGTTATTGCTTTTGATGTAAATACTAGCCTCGTGCAATACGGCTGCCGAACGTGCTTCGTCCTCGCTCATTGACTTTAAAAACAGTTTAAAGCTGCTGTAAAGTGCGCGTGATACAATGCTTATAATGTCGTTTTGTACCTCAGTGGCCTGTAAATGTAGCACGTGAGGTTCGTCCAGTTTTATGGTAGCAGTTTTGGGCAAAGCAGTATATTTAAAGTAGCAACGGTTGGTGATGGTTTCGTGAGTCCACGAACTTGCACCCTTGTTGGCTCTGCTTTTGGCTACTCTTAGGTAACGGCTTTCGATGCCATTATTCAAGAGGTAGTCTTGCGACACCCACAGGTCGTTGTTATATCTTATTATGTCGTTAGAGTTGAGCATGTTTGTGATAATTATACTTTTGTTCCTGCCGGGGAATCGAACCCCGGATAAACCGTTTAGGAGAATTTTTCGATAATTTCTTTGAGCTGGTGGTGAAATATTGAATCAGTATTGATTGTGTTGATTTGACCTTTTTGTTTTGGTTCTAAGTACTTATTCATTTCTAAAATCAATTTAAGCATGCTTGCTGCACTGTTATTCATTTCTGTAACCAATCTCTCTCTGTTTTCTCTCATACTGCCACAATTAGCGCACTGAACTCCTGAAGGGCGGTTGTAAAATCCACCGGTGATATTGCATCCACATTTTGTACAGTTCATTTTAGAATAAAGTTTGTTGTGAATTATCTGTTTTAGGGTCGAATAACCGAACTGATTTCGGTTGGTGTAAGTATCGGCTTTTTACGTGCATGTTGCCTTTTTTAAAGTAGCATTTCACGTCGGCAGCATGTAGGTGGTCGGTAGCGTTCTTTGGGTTACCTTCCGAAGTTCCGAATGAAACCATCACTATGCCGAATTTCTTTTTGCGTTTACCCATTTCAATGAGTTGCTTCAGCTGGTCGTAGGTAAAGGCCATGTATTGAACCGAATCAATGACTACATAGCTGTAGTGACCACGTTTGATTTTGTCCATCATTGCTTCAAAAGGAACTGACACACCCACGGTAATCTTTTTGCTGTCGATGTTGAAGTTATTCACTCGGTCCTGGAGCGTTTTGTTGTCGCGTTCCTCGTGTGAGTTATAGAGGGTTTTGCCGTGCTTGGATAGCTCCTCGCATAGTTGCAGGGTAAGAACTGACTTACCAGAACCCGATTCGCCGTAAAGCATAATAATGAACTTGGTTTGTAGTAGTCCAAAAGTGTCGCGGAACTTGTCGCCCAAATCAATGGTTTCGTACTTCTTAGCTTTCAGTTGGCCAATGCTCAAATAGCGGTGTGCTACCGGCTTCTTTGTTGTGTTTGCTTGCTTTTCCATTACTTAATGATTATACGAATGATGATTTGACCGAAATAAATTGCTGACGAAAGCAGTAATGTGTTTTGAATTGGCTGCTTGATGAATGCCTTAAATATGACATCTAGTTTTTTCTTCATCTGATTGGGGATTAATTGGTTTTCCATACTTTTCTTTTGCTGCCTTCATGATGCGATTGTAGGTGTCGCCATGCCCTTCCTTTAGTGCGTTTGTTACCGTGTTCTTGTGTATCTTTAATACACCGGCAACTTCTTTTTTCCATCCATGTGGAAGGTTGGTTGGAAGTTCTAAATTCAAAATAATTGTGTTTGCCATATCATGTTTTAAAATAATTACTATCTTTGTGCCGTTGTGAATAATCACAACGGCACAAAAGTAAATCATTTTGATTTACAAAACAAGCAAAAAGTAAACTATTTTGATTTATAATGCAAAATAATTCAGATATACGGAAGAAATGGTTTATTCAGCAGATAAAAAGGCTGAATAATGAGGGCGTTACGACTGCCGAGATAGCTCGACAATTAGGCGTTCTACCTCAGTATATCAGCAACATTGTGAATGGAGACCGGGGTGCATCTGAAAAGTTTACAGAAAAACTGTGCGTTACGTTCGATATAAATCAAAATGATTTATTAAATAAGCAAAAAAAATATCATGCTGAACCTGCAAAAAAGATAGTCGCATCAGAGCCATTAGTAGCACATGCAATTGAATTGAACCAAGATGGTATTCCGCTGATTCCAATAGAAGCCGTAGCCGGCTTTGCACTTAAAGGTGATGCCGTAGCAATGGAGTACGACATTGCGGAACGTTACTTAGTTCCTGAGTTTAGTGTTAGGGGTGTGAAGTATCTTATACGCGTATCAGGTAGCAGCATGTACCCAAAGTACAGCAATGGCGACATACTTGCATGCCGTCCGGTAACTGATTTATCGTTTTTTCAGTGGGGTAAAGTATATGTATTGGACACAGACCAGGGCGCATTAGTAAAGCGGTTGTTTGAGGGTAAAGATGATGCATTCATAGAATGCAGGTCGGACAACAAAGAGCATTACCCAGCGTTTCAAATACCTAAAACGTCTATCAGGTCGGTGTCGATTGTGGTGGGTGTGATAAGATTGGAGTAAATTATAAAAATATGATATGGGACTAGATTTGATTGCTAATTTCAGTGTGATTCTAAAAGTAGATGTAAGTGACGAAAAAGTATTGTTTGAACAGTTCATGTCAGACGATGAGATTATTTTGCTATCATTTAAACATACCCGTGATAGGGTTGTATTCACAAGTAAAAAGATAATTGCTTACGATGTAAAAGGGATGACTGGCACTAAAAAAGAGTTTAGATTCTTTCCTTACAGCAAAATAAGTTCATTCTCTGTAGAGACAGCCGGTACGTTTGATATGGACTCTGACTTGAAAATATGGGTGTCAGGCGTAGGTATATTTGGCATTAAGTTTGGCACTAAGATAAACATAAAAGAAATCGGTATACTTCTTGCAAGTAAACTGTAACCCTCCTATAAAAGTGAAAGCACCTTGTCCGGGTGCTTTTTTTTGCGATTATGATAACAATAGTGCATGTATTGAATTGCCAAATGATAACATCATCAGCTTGGGTTGAATTGCCGATTGATAACAAAATGTGATGGCAAAAATCAAAAAGAAGAAATCCTACAGCTAGTTGAAGACGAAAAAGAACGTCTATCGAGCTACCGTGCTGTAGCAAAAAAATGTGGTGTAAGCGAAACTGCCATTACATATTTTTATAATTTACTCCAATCTTATCACACCCACCACAATCGACACCGACCTGATA